CCAGTAGGTGTTGACCGTAGGGGGCCAAGGCAGTGTTATTTCAATCAATTCCATTCTCCTTCGTTACCTCTATTACCTTTTGCCCATTGGTCTCTAACATCCGCCTCAAGGCAAGACTTGGGGTGAAGTTCGTTCCATCCTTTGTGACGCTTCCCACGCTCGTCAACGTAACCATTGAGCCAGCGGTACGCGCTATCGCGATTTTTAATACGCATCTTGATGATTTCTCGAACGAGACAACGGTGACGATGCTCATCCTCTCCTTTGCCCTCCTGCCCATGATTCAAAACCTCCCCCCATTGTCAAAAGACATCGGCAAAGAATCGTGATGCTCAACAAACTGCTGGCTGTCTTTAAGATACCAAAGCGAGTACCAGTCCTCAGCTTCACCGTTACGTTGCTTCTCGCACATGAGGTAGGCATCAGGAATCATTACGTCAACCACACCATTCTGTGCGTCGTGTTCTTTTTTCTTGTTACGCCAAACCATCAAGACGTTGTCCACTTGGTCGCTGATGGAGCCTGAACCCTTGATGTCGTTTTTGTTTGGCTTGATTTCTTCGCTTTGCAATTTGCGGATGTGGTGAATCAAGTGAACGTGGACGTTGTGGTCACGGGCCAGTGATGTCAACTCATCTACAAAAGATTTCTGCGCGTTGTAATCGTCCTCACCAGAGACGCACTTCATCAACGAGTCAATGAAGATGTGTTGCACGCCCAACTCGACCGCGCTGTACCTAGACACCGCAATGACCTGCTGTGCAGTCACCGTGCCTTGTTGGTCATAGAGCCACAGGTTTGCGTGGGCAAACGTCCTCATGCGTGTGATTAGGCTTGTCAGGTATCTGGCTTTGTCTGTGTAGCGTGGGAAGTCAATATTCTCTCCAGCAAACTGGCGGAGCATACGGAACAACGTGCGCTTAGGCTTCATCTCAAAAGAAGCAATCATCACGCGCTGGCCCTGCTTAATGAGGCCCATTGCAATCTGGCCCGTGACCATAGACTTGCCGCCACCATTACCACCAGCGTACAACGTAACCTCGCCTGCGCGGAACTGGAAGCCTGCATGGGTTTTAGTCCAAGGCATGGTCTGTGATACGTCCGCTACTGGGTTGGCAATCTCTGACTCAATCTCATCCAAAAACTCGCCTGCTTGCTTAATCTTTTGAGCCACATCGTTGGCCTTGAGGTACTTTTCAAAGTCAACCTCATCGGGCTTGACGATGCGGATGCGACGAGCCTCGTCTAAATCCTGCGCTCTTTTGTGTACGTCAGACATTTGCATATTTCACCGCCTCTTCAATTCGCTGTTGTGATAATTTCATTCGCTCTCTGTCGCCCTCGCTCAACTTCTTGCCTTGACTCATGTCGTAAGCGCAGATGGCAACTACCAACGCTTCAAAAGAAATGATACGCATCAGGTCGCTGGCGTAAAAAGCTGGCTTCATGCTCTTCTTGCCTTCGACTGGATACTCGCGGCGCTTGTCGTCTGGTGGGAACAGGTCGGTCATGTCCATGCCCAACGCCTGCACTACGTTCAAGGTCTCGCACCCTGCAAAGCAGTGGAGCAATACTCGACCGTCTTCTGTCTCGCGAATGGCAAGGGATGGCCCCTTGTCGTTGTGCGCAGGACAGCAAGCAGTCCAAGAGCCGTTGCGCCCTTTGACCTTGGTCAACATACCCAACATACGCTCCACAGGCGTCATATGACCCTCCGACCAGCCGCTGGCGTGCCTGCGTCATCTTCCCAACGACGTTGGTTGATGTACGTCAGAGGTGCAGGCTCAAAGCCTGTCGTCCATTGCTCGGTCACCTTCAAGGCGTTAACCTGAGCGATGATGGTCTCAGCCACAGCATCGCATCCAGCCTTGGCCCACTTCTTCTGGCATTCTGACTTTGCGACCTTGCGCTTCGATGAAGGCCAAGCATTCCAGAACTCGTCGAATTTCGACGATGTATTTATATTCTTCTTCTGTATCTGTATCTTCTTAGGGTTATGGTTCGCTTTCGATTCGGTTTCCGATTCGGTTTTCTTCGGCCTGCCGCCTCGCTTTCCGAGTTGTCGATTATTTTCAACTTGATGTTGATACTTCGCAACTTCGGCATGACAACGATTGTTGAAATACCCTTCTTCGGTACGTTCAAAGAACTCACCCAAAACCGATTCGGTTATGTCCAAATCAAGACGAATCTTGCGGGCCACAACCTCGTGGTCAAGCGGAATCATCTTCTCGCTCATGTAGTAGAGGTCAAGCAGGCGTCGGTACGCCAAGTCCTCTGCGTCACTCAAATGCACAGTGTGCGTGAGGTAATCACCGATGTGAAATTTGTACCATATCATTTCGCTGTCTTTCCAAAAATGTCGGGCCGAAGTTCAGCCCTCTTCACTTTCCTGCCTGTATGCAACTCTATGTCGCGTGCTAGTTCGGGACTAGGCAGTTGTCGTCCCGTAACAATCAATGAAAACCACGTTTTGCTGATGCCCAGCTTGCGTGCCATCGCAATCATTGACCCCCTTGGTTTGTTTGCAAAATATTCTCTAAGTGTCATTGGGTTCCTTTCTTGTTTAAGTGAATCATACACCATAAAAAAAAGTTGTGCAAGACCAAATTAAACATGATACAATTCAGCCAGTTTAACTTGAAAGCGGACTATGCACGACGAAAGCGAAATGCACCAACTTCAGTTGGAAAGAATGCAAATGCTTGAGGAGGCTCTCTTGAGGGCCGAGGCAGGCGTTGCTAGTGGGGGCGACTGGGACATTATCCGCAGTGAATGCGGGTTGCCTAGACGTCCAATTGTGACTTTACAAACTGTATCAATCAGGAGCGAATAATGGCTTTAATAGCGAAAGAAAGTGGCGGCGGCGGTGGTGAATTTACCCCTGTCCCGCAAGGAATGCACCTTGCACGGTGCTACCGAGTCATTGACTTGGGAACGCAAGATTCAACCTACCTTGGAACGGTCAAAAAACTACCCAAAGTTATGTTGCAATTTGAAGTGCATGGAGAAGACGAGAGCGGCAACGCCATCGTCACAGCCAAGAACGAACCAATGTCCATCAGCAAGAACTTTACGCTCTCGCTGGCTGAGATGGCAACCCTGCGCAAAGACTTGCAAACGTGGCGTGGGCGCGAGTTCACCGCAGACGAGTTGCGCGGCTTTGAACTCAAGAACGTGCTGGGCGCATGGGCAATGATTTCGGTCATCAAGGCTATGGGCAACAACGGCAAGGAGTACACCAACATTGCCGCCATCATGTCCGTACCGCCCGCAATCAAAAAGGCTGGAATACCTGCGGGCCACAACGACTTGAAGTTGTTTTCTATTGATGAGCCTGACATGGCGCTGTTTGACAGCTTTAGCAACGGCCTGAGAGAGAAAATCCAGAAGTCGCCAGAGTGGCAGGGGCGAGGCGGTTCAAGCGCTCCAGCGCCCTCTAAAGCCCCAGCAAGTGGCTTTGACGACATGGATGACGACATCCCGTTCTGACCATGACACAGATTGCGCTTTTCTCAGAAGACGACCGCAAATCTCCACGCATATGCGAATGTTGCGGGGCTAAGGTTGTTGAGTACAAACACTCATTCAATCAAAGCCTTGCAAATTCTTTGTACAAACTGTACAGCCAGCATGGAGCGACCAACATCAGCAAAATTGGCTTGACTGCAATTCAATGGACAAACTTTCAAAAATTAAAGTATTGGGGGCTTGTCCAAAAAGCGGAGCGGGAAGACCACACCAACATAGGCGGCGTTTGGAAAGTAACCCAAACAGGTTTGGACTTTATTGAGCGAGGTCTTGGAATCCAAAAAAAAGCATGGTCTTACAGGGGAAAAATGGTCAGCTATGAAGGCGACACTGTTTTCTTTTTGGACTTGCACGACGCTTACATAAGAAAACGTCCTGACTACGTTGCTGATTCAAAACCACACCAAGGCGGCTATGAGGCTAATGCGTAATCAAAAAGCGGCGCACATTGATTTTTTTCAGTTCAAGGGACTGATTGAGACCAACCCAAAGGCGACGCCCTGCGACATTGACATGGTGTTTGAGCGCAAGTGCAAATTCTTTGTTGGTGAATGGAAGCGGGAAGGTGAAAGCATCAGCCAAGGACAGGTGTGGCTACTGCGCAATCTGGCAAGGCAACGCCAGTTTACGGTGGTCATCATCCAAGGCCACACAGAGGGTGACATGGTGGTAGAAAAGTTTGAGCAACTCTGCTCAGACGGACGATTCAGAGTGCGCGGCAAGTCTCCTGAAGACCTCAAGAAATTTGTCACGCGCTGGTACAACTGGGCAGATGCCCAAGAATTTCAATAGGAAAGATATGACCATAACGACAC